TCGATGAGTTCTTTAACCGCGTCACGCTGCTGCTGCCTGGCTACGGTACGAACGGCGCACAGAACAATACGTTCCTAGACTCGTCTACCAACAACTTCACGATTACTCGTAACGGCAACACGACGCAGGGTACGTTCTCGCCGTTCAGTCAGACGGGGTGGAGCAATTACTTTGATGGCAGCGGCGACTATATTGCGTTCACAAGTATTGCTGGTTATGGCGTTGGAACCGGAAATTTTTCTGTTCAGGCTTTTGTAAACTTTAATTCTATAAGCGGAAATCAACGTATTTTTTGCCTTGGAGTTTCTGGTACTGACGGAATTAACATCCAATACTCTGGTGGCAGCACTCAACTAATTGTTGATATAGCCAATGCAGGTGTCATCGCTTATACATGGACTCCTGTAGTTGGAACTTGGTATCAAATTGATGTTGTTAGAGCAGGAACCGGGTCTAACCAAACAACTTTATATATTAATGGTTCATCCGTAGCAACGGGGACAAGTAGCGGAAGCGTAGGTCAGAATCCTGTAAACGTCGGTGGCATATCTTGGAATAGCTCATTTACTGTTAATGGCTATATTTCTAATTTACGGTTTTCAAATACTGCAAGGTCAATTAGCGCAGTAACAACCAACTATTCTTCTGATGCAAATACGCTTTTATTAACTTCGCAAAGTAATCGTTTTGTAGATAACAGCTCTACAGGAAACACATTTACCATCGGCGGAACCCCTTCCGTCCAAGCCTTCAGCCCGTTCGCGCCTACTGCTGCGTATAGCGCGGCTACAGTAGGTGGTAGTGGGTACTTTGATGAAACGTCTGATTATTTAAGTGCGTCTACCAATACTGCATTTGATTGTGGTACTGGCAACTGGACGATAGAAGCGTGGGTGTACATAACGGCAGAAACAAGAACATACCCAATTATTATGGGTAATAACAACGGCACTTACTCTGCTGGTGCGTTAGCGTTCGGCAATAGCAATAATGATTCTGCTTCTTACAACAATAAGTTTATTGTTACTGGATTTGATAGCAGTTTAAGATTTGTTGATGCAACAACTCATCCAAAAAACACATGGATTCATATTGCTGTTGTAAGAGACAGCACTACAAGCCTAAAAATGTTTAGAGATGGTGTGCAAGTAGCGTCAACAACTATAGCGTCTGGCTATACGTTTGATTGGGGCAAAGGTGGTTTGCTAGTTGGGGGCGGTAACTGGGATGGTGTCAACTCATCTTTTGGTGGGAATATATTTAACCTGCGGTTTATTAAGGGTACAGCCGTTTATTCTGGCGCATTTACCCCACCGACTGCGCCGCTTTCTACTTCTGGTTCTGCGTCTGCGTCCGCATATCCAAGCACTACAAACGTTAATACTACTTTTGCCGCTTCAGAATGTTCGCTCCTCCTCAACTTCACCAACGCTGGCATCACAGACGCTACAGCAAAGAACGACCTTGAGACTGTAGGCAACGCGCAGATTAGCACGACGCAGAGTAAATTCGGCGGGTCGAGTATGTACTTTGCAGGTACTTCAAATGATTTTGTAAGAGTTCCACCATCGCGGTTTTTTAACCAGCTATATAGCACAACTCAATCATTTACGATTGAATTTTGGATTTATTTAACTGCTTATGGAAATCCGTCTACTCCATTTTGCACTGGGATAACCAATGGAGCTACAGGATATAGAGTGGATATTAGCAATACTGGAACGGTAACTTGGATATCAAATGGAGCAGGTACAGCCGCTACTTCTTCTGTAAGTTTAAATACATGGACATATTTTGCTTTTGTTTGGGATGGGTCAAAAATATACCTATATAAAAATGGAACTTTAGCAAATACTGGTGGAACCACTACTTCGTGGACAAATAATTCAGACCAATTAAATATTGGTAAAGCTGGTATTTCTAGTTTTGAATATCCAATAACAGGTTATATAGATGATTTCCGAATAACAACTGGAGTAGCAAGAAGCATTACAACTTCTCCAACCACTGCCTTCCCTCTGCAATAAGGACTGACCATGCTCTACTCTAAAAACGGTTCTATCCCAAAGCCAGAGACAGATGGCACAGAAGGCTGGATTGAAGTTCCTGACGAACCTGCTGCACCTGAAGGCAAAGAGGTTGTCTGGTGGTATCCACCGGGATGGGTGATTCGTGACCCTAAACCTGCTGATGAAGAAGGTTACAAGTGGTCTTGGTCGCAGTCTAATGAGGAGTGGGTCAAGTACGCACTGCCTGAAACTGTGGTCGAGGCCGAGCCTGTGCTTCAGTCTACCCAGCTTGATGGATTAACCAGCGCACAGATCAGCGCATTGACTACATCACAGATTAGCGGATTGACTTGAGCATGGAAGACTTAATCACAAAAATTGCCGTAGGCATTGGCGGTATCGGCGCTGGCGCTTGGGGTATGTACCAGAAGGTGAAAGCCGACAACCGCAGCAACCATGCGGCTGACGTTACTGGCGCTGCGTGGCAACAGGTGATTGCCACCCTGCGTGAGGAAGTCACACGCCTGTCAGAGAGGCTGGCTACCGTGGAGGAACAGAACCGCAAGTGCGAGGAAGCTAACCACGCGCTGCATGAAGAGATCATTGCAATGAAAAAGCAGTTGCACTTGTTCTGATGTGTTAGACCCGGTCACCATCGCTGCGGCCTACAAGGCCTGTACCACGGCGATTGATCTGGCCAAGAAAGGTGTCGAGCTTTACAAGCAGATCAAGTCAACGAGCGGCGATGTCAGTGACGTACTCAAGGATCTGAAGGAGCAGTACAACAAGATCGTCAGCCCGAGCAAAGAGCAGACGAAGCAGTACCAGGAAGAGGTCAAGCGGGTGCAGGAGGTGGCGAAGGCCACGCCGGATGATGTGCTGAATGACATCTGGTCGAACCTAGGCAACTTTATCGACCAGTATGAGGCGCTGGCTGCTTTGTATGTGCAGAGCGAGGCAGCAGCGAAAGAAGTGTACCGAGGCGACATGTCGCTGGGTCGCAGGGCGCTGGAGCGCATCCGGCTTGAGTCAAAGCTGAACGAGATGCTGGCGCAAGTGCGAGAGCAGATGGTCTACAACACGCCGCCAGAGCTGGGGTCTGTGTGGTCAAGGTTTGAGAAGGCTTGGCATGACATTCAGAACGAGCAGGCAGAGGCGCTGGCGATAGAGACAAGAAAGATACAGGCGGCTAGATGGCAACGAAGGGCGGCAATAAATCGGCTCAAGGCTCGCCTGATATACGTTGGAGCGATCGTGTTCGTAATTCTGTGGGCGGTGGGTCTAATGTGGCTAATAACTCGAAGCGCGATCCAGAGGATATCCCTTGGGGTTTACTGATCACGGTGATGGCAGTGCTGCTGATGTTCTTCATTGTCATGCCGGTGCTGGCCTTCATGTACTACGACATGTACTACGCCACCCAGGCTGCGGTGCATGAGGTCAAGAAAATGAAACAGTTGAGGCGAGAAATTTTAGAGGAGCGCAGTACAGAACCCAACAGGAGGTATTGATGCTGACACTAGCGCAGCTGAAGCAAATGATTCCGCGCAACCCTTATGTCGCCGAGTGGCATGAGGCGCTGGCGCAGCCGCAGGAAGAGCTCGGCGGCTCGACGCTGCTGGATGACTACGACATCAACACGCCGAAGCGGATCGCTGCTTTCGTTGCGCAGTGCGCCCATGAGTCTGGCAACTTCATGGTGCTCAAAGAAAACCTGAACTACAAGCCGGCCACGCTGCGCCGGATTTTCCCCAAATACTTCCCGACCGATGAGCTCGCCAACGAATACTGCAGCAGACCCAACCGACAAGAAGCCATCGCAAACCGCGTGTACGCCAGCCGAATGGGTAATGGTGACGAGTCTAGCGGTGATGGGTGGCGTTTCTGCGGTCGCGGTCTCATTCAGCTCACAGGCCGCAGCAATTACCAGAGCTTTGCAGACAGCCTTGAGATGAACATCAACGACGTGCCGGCCTATCTCGGCACGTTTGAAGGCGCTGCGCAGTCGGCCTGCTGGTTCTGGGAAACCAACAAGCTCAACCAGTGGGCCGATGGTGGCGACATCCTGACCCTGACCAAGCGCATCAACGGCGGCACGATCGGACTGAACGATCGCATCAAGCACTACAACCACGCGCTGTCGATCATGCAGGGAGGCCACTGATGAAGGCCTTGCTGATCGCTGCTGCCATCGTCCTCGGCGTCGCGTCCTGCGAAGACCGCTTCCGCTATCCATGCCAGGACAACAAGAACTGGAACAAAGCCGAGTGCCAGCGCCCGACTTGCGCGATGACCGGCACCTGCCCCGACCAGCTGGTACCAGCTGCTGACTTCAAGCCGGAGGAACAGAAATGAAATGGACACCAGATCTGATTGACTCATACATCAAGCTGATCATCGGCGCGACCTTCTGCCTGGTGCTGCTGATGATGTCGAGCCTTGCCATGTACTCGGTGGTGTTTGTGACCCAGCCGATGGTCGGCATCGCGCCTGCTGACAAGCAGTTCTTCATGCTGCTGTCAGACATGTCCAAGTACATCCTCGGCGCACTGGCCACCCTGCTCGCAATCAAGGGCAAGGACGGTGTGGCCAAACTGATTGACCCGCCGCCTGGCGTATCGAAGGCCAGCGATTGGCAAGACCCGCAGCCGCCTGCTCCGAAGGCTGCAGCACCAGCTCATGCGCCTGTGCGCATGGAACCGCAGCTCGAGACTGCACCCGTCGTGACCGGATTCGGTGGCAAGAAGGCACCGCCCCCGGCCCCTGAACCTGAGATCTGAGGAGGTAACCATGAACACCCTAGTGATGATTCGCATGCTGGTGACCGCAGTCGCCAGCCTGGTGCTGTCGTTCAACGTCCACGCTGGCGGCGAGATGAAGAAAGTCTGCCGGATGGAGAAGGACAAGACCGGCAAAGAGAAAGAAGTGTGCCGCGAAGTGAAGGTGCATAAGAAACTCGAAGGCAAGTCTGTGCCGGGTCAGAAATGAATCCCTACTTTCTTGCCGGTGCCGTTATCGCCGTCGCGGTCGCCGGCAGTGCCGGGTACATCAAGGGTGCGTCGCACGGCAGGGCCGAGGTACAACAGGCCTGGGATCAGGAGAAGGCCAAGCTCGCGGAGGAGTATGCCAAGGCGCAAGCCGCTGCCCGAGAGAAGGAACAGCAGCTGCAGGCCCAGGCTGACCAGTTAAGAGAGGATGCGAATGAAAAGCAGAGGAATAGTAATCAGCTTGCTGCCGCTTTGGCTGACAGCGTGCGCAAGCGCCCCGAGCGCACCGCCCCGGCAAGTACCGTGTCCGGTACCGCCGGCGCTGTCTGCCCCGCCTGCAGCTGCACGGGAGCAGAGCTTCCTCGGCCCGATGCAGAATTTCTTATCAGGGAAGCTGCCCGAGCAGAGGAACTTAGGATCGCCCTCGACCACTGCGTCAGACAGTACGAAACCCTAAGAGCTCGCTGACTTCACCAGCGCGGCGCCACTCCTTGCGCCATCTCCCACGCGCTGGTGTTTGCCCCGGTCAGGCACCGGGGTCTTTTTCGATTGCTGGCCCTAGCGCCTTGAGCCGGTTCTGGTAGCGCTGTCCGAACGGCAGCCGCTCGACCATACTCATCCGATCAAACGTCACCTGGTTGGCTTCCTTGAACAGCCGCAGCTTGGTCATCCGATCTCTGGCCGGCAGCTTGGCAGTGCGGCACATCTGGTCGGCTAGGTCATCGTAGGCAACGCCCCACTCCATCATGCCTGGGTACTCGGAGTGCTTGGTCGGTGCGTCGCCCTCCTTCTTGCCAGGCACCATCAGCAACCACGGATCTACCACGGCAGGCTTTGCAGCAGGTTCTACAGATTCTGCAGAATCGTTCTGCAATTCGACAGCGAGCTCGGCGAGCTCGACCAGCTCGGCCTCTTCGACAATCGGCGCGAGCTCGATTGGTGGCGGTGCCGGCGGCGCGATGGCATCCAGCGGGTTGGCCGGCTTGGCCGGGGTGACATCCCGCTCTTTTGGCTTGGCCTCGTCTGGGTAGTCCGCCGCTTCCTCGGCAGTGATCAGCCCCTTCAGCACGTCAGGAAACGCATCACGCAATGCGAAGCCCCTGGCCCTCATCTGCAGCATGCGTTTCGGGTAGGCCTGCCACGGCCCCTGCTTACCCCATAGCCCTGCCCGTTTGGCATCCTCGACGCTGAACCTGGCGATCACCGGATTGCGGCCCTTGCGCTTGGCGATACAGACCGCGACCGGGTTGGCTGTGCCTTCACCTTCAATGTGCTCATCGATACCGTCGCAGACCGGCGAGGCCTGCACCAGAGCCATCATGGCGTCACCGTAGACCGAGGGCTTGCCGTTGATGACGGCGATGTTTTGCAGCGCCTGCATGGGTGCCAAGCCAAGCTCATAGCCCCACTGCACGCAGACCATGATGTCCTGCGGCTTGCCCTGGTAGGCACGCGGCACCATGCTGGACTCAGCCAGCATCTTCGAGAACTCCATAGCTTCGCCCATCGTGGCCGGTGCGAAGCCTTGCCGGTTAGTTGTAGTCAGCTGCATCGCGCTCCCCCTCTGGTAAGAATGCTTCGATGGTGTACAAGATCAGCGCGGTAAAGCTCTCAACGATTTCCTCGGCCTCCTCTTCGCTGCATTTCGGAATGGTGTTCAACAGCGCGACAACGGCGCGTGCGTGGGCTGCTTCTAGTTTTGTTAGTTCGCTGTGTGTCATGCTGTGATCTCCTTTACTGATAGGGTGGATTGACGAATGCTGTAAGCCTCCTTGGCTGGCACGATCTTCTGCGGCTGTGCCTTGAAGCCGCGCATCGGCCACTTGATTTCGTACTTGCCAGCGATGCCTACCTTTGCCTCACCCAGCAGTACCTTCAGATCTTTCTCTGCATCAGCGCGATCGGTCTCGGCCTGCTTGGCTCGCTTGTTCGCGTCCAAGATTTTCCAAGCCAGGAGCTCGGCTTCGCTGTCAAGCTGGACGGTCTTCTCTTCCGCGACCGGGAACATGCGGTCGGCATCTGCGCTGTTGGCCGGCGGGTAGAAGTCGATCTCGCCGCTGGCTTTAAACTTTTCCAGGCGGCGCTGGAAATCTTTGGTCACCTGGGCGATGGCCTCTACCGTTTGCTGGTGTGGCGCAAACAGAAAGATGCGCAGCTGGGTGCCTTGATACAACACGCAGACCGCGCCCCACTTGGCCTTGATGATGTCCATCTGACCTTGCAGCTGGATCGGGCCGCGATACAGAGCCGGCGCATTCTCGGGCGACACTGCGGTCAGCTTGGCCTCGAGGACACCCACGCCGTCGAGCTGAATGCTGTCCTGGCCGATGACAAAGATGCCAGCATCAGGGTCAGTGGTAATCACCTGGCCGCGACCATCAGCGGTGGCATCCAGGCTGCAGCACAGCGGTAGGTCGGCATGGAAATGCGCTTGGTCGTGCTCGGTCACCAAGTCAACCAGCTGCAGGCGCTCGGCGGCTTCCCGCAGGATGACGGGCTCAAGCCGGTCGCCCCAGGCCATCGATTCGTTTTGTTTATTGCTGCGCTCGTCGCCCCTGATGGCTGCGATCGAGAGCTCGAGCTCGTCGTTGGGGGTGCTGTACTTGGACAGCCCCATGAGTGCCGGTAGCCGGCTGCAAGACAGCATCGTGTCCGGTGTTTTTTTACCTGCCATTTAGTTTTCCTCCTCGTTCAGTGCGTACACGCGAATGACACGGGCGTGCGCAGCTGCATGCGTGGCCTCGGTGAACCCTATCGCCTTGAATTTTTTTGACTTAAAAACCGACCCGAGGACGCTCGGGTGCAGCTCTGCGGGTAAGCGCACCTGTGACCGAATGTCATTGATGCACACTGTTCCTTGTGTCCGAGCTATCTCAACAGCTAGTGCTCGGCAGTGACTCAGGAACGCTGTGTCTCTCTGCTCAAAGAGAGTCAGCTGGGCGTCGCGCAGGGCGCGGCCCATTGTCAAATTGGTCATGGTCGCCCCCCCCTACTCAGCCAGGCAGGCGAAGACCAGCATCGCGCCGAACAGCGCGAAGAGGATTGTCTCGAAGATGGTTTCGGCCAGCTGCTGGCGACGGTAGGCGTCGAGCGTGGCCTTGATTCGCTGCTCCGACCAGGGGGTCAGAGAGTCATGCTGCGGTGCGGGAGTCTTGTGTTTGCCGACAAAATAGTCGGAATACAAATTATGCGACAAACCCGATATGTAGTTGTTTCGGCGCGAATAGTCCGAATACACATATGCGCGGGTTTCCCCCCGTGTAGTGTCATGTTTAGGCACCATTTTTTACCCCTTCCGTTGTCATTGAAGCACTTATAAAAATTCAAACGGGTATTTCCGTCTGACCCACAACCCCTAGTAGTTCTTTCCGCGCAACTTGGTGTACTCGGCCTTGCCGACTTTCTTCTCGTTGCGCTGGTGCAGCTGGCGCTTGGCGGCTTCCATCGCGTACCTGGCCTCAAGGATGCGCCAGATGTCGGTTCGCTCATCTTCCCAGGCGATCTTGGTCAGCTCTTTGGAGAGTTCGTTAAAGATCTTGGCTGCCCATTTCACGTCATCAATGACCAAAATTGGCACATCAAGCCGGCAGTTGAGCACGTGGCCAACCCGGTTGAAGTACTTGGCCACGGTCTTGCGATCTAGGTCTTTCGTGCCGTCTAGCGGCTTAACAGGTTGGTAAGTCATTAATTAATATCCTTATGATTTTCGTAGTGTATTTTTTATCACTATATCACCGTGAAATATCGTCATCAAAGTGCTGTTCAATCAGCCTATTTTTTTGCGCCCTGGTGTTGCGCATGTCTTG